CTTCGGAACAGCCTCAGCATATCCACGCAGTCAGGGGTATTTGCCTATGAACTAAACGGCACCGGTAACTCCTCTACGATCCTGAGTGTCATCAACGATACGCAAGACAGCAGTCTCCTGTACGCCACATCAGATCAGTTCAACAGTTGGTATCTCAAGGGTACCCCCGTCTCCGGCTCACCCTCGTACTACTCCTTCAATGGTGTATCTGCTGATGGCGATACCCAGCTTGAGGTCTACCCCAAGCCAAACTCAGTTGAGACGATACGTGTGAACTACATCGCCAGAGGTCTCGATCTGTCAACGGAGGCCGAGACGTATGCAATCCCCCATCGTCCAATCACACTACTGGCGTATGCCAAGGCAGTTGAGGAACGTGGAGAGGATGGAGGTGTCGGTAGTGGACCGGCATATGGCATGGCAACCCGTTCGTTATCGGATGCGATTGCACTGGATGCACAGAAGCATCCTGAAGAAACAGTCTGGGAAGTGTCCTAATGAGTCGCCCCTTACAAGCGGCAACGATAGCGGCACCGGCACTACGGGGGCTTAATACCCAAGATTCGGTGGTTAATCTGGAGGATGGCTTTGCCCTTCAGGCGGACAACTGCATAATCGATAAGTTTGGTCGATTGGGTTCCCGCAAGGGCTGGAAGATGCGGACGACCGCCACCGATATCCTTAGTGGTACGGTGTCCGTAACGGGAACTGAGGCAATCAATCAGACCACAATCAATGTAACGACGGCTGCGGGATCGGGTGTTACCGTCGTGGCGGGAGATAAGGTAACCTTTGCTGGTGATGACAATCAGTATGTCATTGCATCCACCGCAACCATTGGGGCGGGGACCACCGGTGATATCGTCCTGGCTTCTCCTGGTTTGCTTAAGGCTCATGCCGCCGGTGACCTAGTTGCCTCCGCGCTAAACATCCTTGGTATGCATCACTTCATTGACTTCACGGGTGCCAAGACGGTCATCAGTTGGAGTGCCACCACATTCTATAGGGGTGTTGGAACTATGGCTCCCCTAGCCGTCCTTAATACCACGAACGATGAAACAATCTCTGATGGTAACTGGATGGCTGCAACGCTAAACGACCTATGCTACTTCTTTCAGGAGGGCTACCTACCTTTGGTATACGACCCAACTGGTGCTGGTGGTGCTGGTACCTTGACGACCCTGATGGACTTTGTGGGTGTCACCACCGGTAACCCAAGTAACCTACCATCTGCGGGGTTCGTCATGTCCGCCTTTGGTCGCATCTGGGCGGTAGGTACAACCACAAACAAGACAAAGATTCACTTCAGTGACGTCAACAATGGTCTAAAATGGAATGGTGGTACATCTGGTTCGTTGGACATAGCATCAGTATTCCCCAAGGGTACGGATGTAATTACTGGACTTGCAACCCAGAATGGTGCCTTGGTAATACTCTGTAAGAACTCCATCGTTATCTATGATGACCAAACGGGAGGTTTTAACGGGACCATCTCGGTGGCTGCCTTAACCTTGACGGATATCATATATGGTGTCGGTTGTATGGCTGTTAAGACGATAGTAAACACCGGTGAGGATGTTCTTTTCTTGGACTCCACGGGTGTTAGATCACTTGGGCGAACCATCCAAGAGAAGTCTAGACCAATGCGAGATGTATCTAAGAATGTACGTGATGATCTAATCCTAAGTATAGCTAATACGTTGGATCGCTCTGAGATTACCGCCATATATTCCCCTCTTGATGCCTTCTATCTACTGGCGTTTCCCACACTCGCCGCTGGCTACTGCTTTGATACCAAGGGTATGTTGGAAGATGGATCATTCAGGGCTACCACTTGGTCCAAGATACCTCATAGTTCCTATTCATTTGACCCCATAACGGATGTCATCCGCATAGCACAGGTTGCCGGTATAGCAGAATACATGAACTACACCGATGATGGTGCGTCCTATGACATGAAGTATTATACCACACACTTTGACATGGGTAATGCCAATGCCGAGAAGATATTGAAGAATATGTCTGTTACGATAATGGGTGCAATGGGACAGGTATTTGTACTCAAGGTCGGTACCGATTACTCTACCATCTATAACTCTTATCCCTATACCCTCACGGTGGGTGGTGCCGTCTCAGAGTATGGTACTTCTAAGTATGGGGTGGCGAAGTACGCCGGTGGTGTTGCCATTGAGAACATACGAGCAGCCATTGGAGGCAGCGCACGAATCATACAGGCTGGTATGGAGACTACCATTAACGGATCTCTAATCAGTCTACAGAAGCTAGACATACTAACTAAACTTGGACGGATGATATGAGTAACTATTCAAAGGCAACTAACTTTGCCGTTAAGGACGCACTGGGTGCTAACGATCCCGATAAGATTGTCTCCGGAACGGGCATTGACGATGAGTTCAATCTCATTGCCACCTCAATTGCAACTAAACCGGACGCCAACGCTGGCGTACACACCGGTACAACCACGATGGCAGCCATAACGGGTGCATCAGCAATCACCTCAACGGCCTTCACGGGGGCGTTGACTGGTAACGCAACCACCGCCACAACGGCGGGTACGGTGACCACCGCAGCACAGCCGGCGATCACAAGTGTTGGTACGTTGACATCCCTCGCCGTCGCGGGTGGTATCACGAGTAACTCTATAGTGGTTGAGGCATTTCCCTCTGGAACACGGATGCTGTTCCAGAATACTAATGCACCCCCTGGTTGGACCAAGGAAACATCGGGGAACAACGCGCACGATAATAAGGCTCTCCGTGTGGTAACTGGTACCGTTGGTACCGGTGGTCAAAACCCCTTCACCACGACATTTGCAAATAGAACTAGTGATGGGACGGAACTTACGGTCGCTAATTTACCAGTCCATAGTCATGGTGCGGTACATGCACATACCATACCAATTGTGGTGAAGACGGTGCTAACCTCGAATACCACCCTAACCAACGCAACTGGCATACTATCTGATACATACACGGGTGTTCAGTATACCGCCGCCGTCGCCGGACAAGATCCCGCCCCAGCGGTAAATGGTGTGAACTACTCCGCCAGTACCACAAACACCGGAGATTCCGGCGCATCCGCCAATGTAGGTGGGGCCACAACCCATGCCCACACGATGGACTTGAGGGTACAGTACGTTGACCTCATCCTTGCGTACAAGAACTAATGAAGAGGAGTGATGGCACATACTGCCCTTACATCAAGAAGGACTGCATTGAGTTTAAGTGTAAGTTCTTTCAGAAGCTAGTGGGAGCCGATCCCCAAACGGGAAACCCCGTGGACGAATACGACTGTGCAATTCTCTGGAATAACGTCTTACTGATTGAGAACTCACAGCAACAACGACAAACGGGTGCGGCAGTTGAATCCTTCCGCAACGAGATGACGACGCAGAATGGAACATTACTTGAGCAACATATACAACATCAACAATTGGATGGGAGTTAGAACATGGGTATTTTAGGTGGCATCACCGGTCTGCTTGGTAGTGGAACGGTCGAGAACGAACGTAAACGCATGGATGGTACATCCTTTCAACCGTGGACGATCACCACGGGCACTGGTGGATCGGGGGCAACCTTTGATGACGACGAGAATATGTCGATCACCGGTGGCCTCACGGGTGGCATGAAGGATGCCTTTGATCAGACACTCGCCCAACAGAAACGGGCCGGCGGTATCCTCGGTAATATGATGGGGCGCAACCAAGGTGGCTTTCAGGCACCTAAGTTCCAGTCGCAGTACCAAGGACTCGGTGGGGGACAACCACAACAGAACTCTTCAATGTTCCAGAGCTACGGTCCGGGAAGCATGGGTGGTTTTGGTGACTACCAGAGTGGCGCTGACCCACTAGCCCGCTTTGGGGGTAACACGGGGGAGCAGCCTGACCCTGCCGATCGTCTATATCCCACCATGGGTCCAGCATATGGTGGGGGTCCAGTGTTTACCCACGGTGGTAATATGCCGCCTCCCGACCCCTTTAGGGAAATCAATGGTAAAGCCATGCCACAGCCAGCGTTATTGCCCCTCGGTGGTGGTGGTCTTGGAGGCATCGCGGGTAATGCACGGTCCAACTTTACTAAGATGACCGATAATCTCGGTGCTGCTGGTATTGGTGGTGATGGTGGTCGGTTAATAGCTGGTGGTGATATGTCATACAATGACCCCAATCAGTGGACAAAACAAGCACCAGTAGATCCGAATTACGAGATGACGAATGGTAAAGGACCAGAACGTCCCATCCAAGGCGGACCCCCTCAAATGGATTCCAGCTTCGGTTACTCTGAGGATAGTGGGCAACAACAGCAACCAATGCAACAGCAACAGCAACCAATGCCACAACAACAGCAACCAATGCAACAGCAACAGCAAACCAACGGACCACAAGGGAATAACTTTACCCCCGAAGCCTTTGATATCAATAAGGCCACTAATGATTACTTTCAGCAGGGCATGAACGTACTTAATCCTCAGTTTCAGCAGCAGAACGCTAACCTCGCGCAGTCCCTACAGGGAAGCGGTCGTGGTGGTCTTCAGCTTGCATCAGGTTCGATGGGGGCCGGTGCTGGTGGTATGATGAATCCCGACGCATATCAAACTGGCAATGCCCAGAGTAATGCCTTGGCTAACCTGTATCAACAGTCTCGCGGGTCGGCACTGGGTGAACAGAATCAAATGTACGGACAGGGCTTAACCACGGAACAACAACGTATGGCTGGTCTGGGTCAACTCTATGGTCAAGATGCCGCAACGGCACAGCAGAACTACAACCAATCGTTGGGTGCTTTTGGTGCGAATCAGAATCAGATGCTTAACTATTCAGACCTCAACCAAAGTCAGATGGCTAACTTGGGTATGTTCAGTGGTATGGAGAATGATCTAACTAAGCTTGGTCTAACGGCAGAGCAGATGAGAGCAGCGGCGGCGAAAGGTAGTTATTATACTCCCGATATACGCGAGAGCAGTGGATCTAAACTCATGGGGTCTATCATGGGTGGCATAGGTTCCAAGATAGGAGCCGGTATCGTTATGTGTTTTGGTAAGGGTACACAATTCCTGATGGGTGATGGTTCTTATAAGGTGGTAGAGGATATACAGATTGGGGAGGATATACATGGTGGTACAGTCCTAAAGACACATACCGCACCTAGCTCCAGTGCCTTCTATGACTACAACGGAACGGTCGTGACCTATGATCACCTCGTACTTGAAGATGGGACATGGAAGTATGTGGAAGATGCTAACGAAGCAGTTAGGACCGAAGATCGAGATGTTATCTATACCCTAGACACCAGTAATCATAGACTATATGGCATTAACGGTTCTGTCTTTACGGATGAGGCCGTCTTCGATGATGATCATCCACTGAAAGATCCTGACCTACCTTACGATCATTCGACTTGGGATGAGATGCTAATCGTACTAAACAAAGAAGAGGCATAGATATGGCAACACAATACAACCGACAGCATTCTAATTTGCCAATCATGGTTAATTCTCAGCAACCCCGTAGCTCATCTAATATGTTTGGTAGCAGTCTCGATGATTTACAGAAAGCCACACGAACTGAGAGTCAGCGTCTAATGGATGCAGCGGGGGCCGAGGGCGCACAAAACTCCTTTCAACCCAGTTTTCACACTGGTCTGAGCAAGCTCGGTAACCTCTTTGGTCAGTACCTCGGTGGCGGGATGGGGGTAAGTGAGGCGGATAAGGAACGTGCGTTACAGGGACAGGAGCAAACGGCAAACCTTCAGAAAGCTCAGGCTGAGGGGACACCAGCAGGGTTCTATGAGGCTTCACGTATAGCCGGTATGATGGGTAATCTGAAACTACAGAAACACTACTACCAGTTAGGCGAAAAAGAACAGTCACGATTTGGATATGAACCGGTGTTTGACGCCGACGGTGTTCCTTCTCAGGTTGAAACCAAAGATGGACATCCCGTGGTTGACGGGGAGCAGATGACCCGTACTTCCGAAGAATGGAAGAAGTTGGGTCTTACGTTTAAGAAGCTAGACAAGAAAGTCCCCGTAGGTGCAACTAAGTTATCACCTAACATGACTACTAAGTACATCCTCGGTGGAGACCAACGGGCAAACCTTCAGGCTAGATACCTAGAGATGCCCACGTTCGACCAAGGCTGGTTCAGTAATTTAACACAGGCGGAGAGAGATAACATCAATGCCACCAATAATGGTGCCGTTGAGGCCATCGGTCAAGATTTCAAACGTAAGGAACGGGCTGACATCTACAAGCTGGTCAAGGAAGGTAAGATGACCCGTCAAGAAGCTGAGGAATTCCAAGGAGCCACGGATGGTGAGATCATGGATAGAGCATTTGGTACGTTCGTTCAGGGTGGCGGCTGGGACTACCTCAATACCAACGGGAAACCACGCGCTCGACGAAGATACCCCTCCGTTGCTGAAATGATTAAGGGACAGAAGAAGGTCGTTGACCTTGAACGAGAAGAAGATGCAGCCAATGAGTTCTTTGGGCAAAACCCCATAGGTGATCCAGGTGAGGGTCAGTTTAACTTGAAGGCCGTTACCTATGAGGAATCAGAGAAGGCAATTGGGGATGTCATTAATGGTATGCCCGTTGAGAATTGGCTGGCAAATCGCAAAGCACTGGGCAAGACGTTCACCCCTGAGATGGAGAAGTATCAAGTTAACATGATGCAGTACATTCAGAAGAATCCCAAGGTTGCACAGATTGTATTTGACCCCAGCAGGACCGTGGACCAGAGAGGGGCCGATCAAGCTAGATATCTAGATGAACTAAAGGCCACTGATGCTCAGGCTTACTCTCAGGCCGTACACGGGTTTGCCTACCTCGCGCGGGTTCCGGCGAAGAAGTATAACCCTGATGACTATATCCGGGGGTATGTGCAATGAGTACATTTGAAGACTTGGCCTACGAAGATCCCGATAACTTTCGATGGGGTGATCTCCTCGATTCGGGTCAGGTTGATATGTTCGTCTATGGAGTGCTACGCGCGGGAGATGGTGTGGAACAAAGTATCACGGAGATGGGGGAGTTCTTGGGTATCCTACCCGGCGGTTCCGCTGAGTCTAAGACTAAACAACTGAAGGCCGGACAAGAGCAGTATCTCGCCGATAACTACGACGACCAAAAGCTAAGTGGTGCCGTTGGTTATCAAGTGGCGGGTGAGCTAACGCCATCCCTATTCGTACCCGTTGGTGGAACCGTCAAGGGTGCCATGGGACTGGGTGGTCTCGTTGGTGCCTCCATGTTTCAGGATAACCCCGAAGAACAGAATAGGTTATTACAAGCGGGTGCGGGTGCCGTACTCGGTGGTGGTGTCCGTAAGTTACTCAATGGCTTGGGACCAAAGAACATGGCTCAGGCCACGTTAGATGAATCCCCATTTCAGGCCACGACTAACCAGATGCCGGCACCTGTAAGCCCCTCACGTATGCCCACCGCCCCCCTGAATACGGGTGGTGCGGCTAGACGCTTTGAGACCCCACCGCCTGTACCCCCTAGGGCCGGACCAGCCCCTCAGTTAGCGGGTAAGTCCATACCAGAGGGACGGGCGGTTATCGTTCCTGATGAGATTGCACCCCCAATGCTTGGTGTGGATAAACCATCGAAGCTCAAGGCATCACTGTCGAGAGCCAAGGAAACCTTTAAGAGTCTCAAGAACCTAACGCCAGCCGAGAAGTCAATTCGTAAGCTGGGCTATGGTAGCTTTGCCAAGGCCAGCGCAGCGGCGCAACAGAAGCTTGGTCGTGCCGCCGGTAAACTGGCACGACAGGAAGTGGCGATGGCTAGATCACTCGCTGGTCTATCACCGGAGAAGGCCGCTAAACTTCAGGCACGCATCGAGAAGGTTGGTAAGAAGAGGGTTGCCGCTGAGACGGGGGAGCAGT